ATCTCCTTATGATGTAGGTACGATTTTCAGCCGCGACCTTGTAGGTGCGGTTTTCGGCATGGATGGTGTAGGTCCTTTCAGCGGGAGTGACGACTTGTCCCAAAAACAGGCGGGGCGCGCCCAGCACCGGAGCACCCGCCAGCAGCAGTGCGGCGACCAGTACGTGCACATGCTCGATGGCCGGCCGTCCCGTCTCGGGGGTGCCGGTGATAATCCCGCTGGCCGTAAGCGCGTGGACTTGCCCGAGCGCCGGAGCAGCCAGTCGAGGCGCGCCGGTGGTAATGCCCACTGCCGCTAGCGCCACGATTTGCGTCAGCGCCGGCCGCTAGCGCCACGATTCGCACCAGCGCCGGGGTGCCGAGGACCGGTCGACCCGCCGCGATCGCCTCAGCGGTGAGGGCGTGGACTTGCCCGAGCGTGGGGCGTCCCACGACTGGCGCGCCGGCGGTAATGCCCATCGCCGTCAGCGCCACGATTCGCGCCAGCGACGGCGCGTCGAGTACCGGCCGCCCGGTGACGATGGCGGTAGCAGTCAGGGCATGCACCTGGCCGAGGGCGGGGGTGCCCAAGGCTGGGGCTTGCGCGTCGAGGGTAACGGCGGCGAGGGCGTGGATTTGGCCAATAATCGGGCTGCCGAGCGCTGGACTGCCGGCGGCGATGGCGACCGCTGCCAGGGCGTGAAGCTGTCCGATAGCCGCCGTGCCCAGCACCGGCGCGCCAGTGGCAATGGCGGTTGCTGTGAGGACGTGGACATGCCCAATGGCCGGCATTCCCAGATCGGGCGCACCAGCAACGATACCCGCCGCCGTCAGCGCGTGGACTTGCCCAATGACGGGGTGGCCGAGCACCGGCGCAGTGGCGGTAATCGTCGTTCCGGTGAGCGCGTGTACCTGCCCGAGCGTGGGGCTGCCCAGCGTAGGCGTTCCGGCGGTTATACCGTTGGCGGTAAGGGCGTCCGTGCCGCCACCGCCCTCGGTGTATTCGATGACCAGCCTGGGGCGGTTGGCGGCGGTGGAATAATCGGATGATCTAAATGTGCGATTTGCGTTAGTCGTGACTTCATCTGTCGCTTTGAGCAACCACCCATTTCCAAAGTCAAGATCCGCCTTTGTCGTAGGGGTCAGCACAAAATCCCGATATCCAGCGGTTTCCGGTACTGTAAACGCGAGAGACCCGATAACCGTCGCATCACAATCATCCGCCCCAAAGCCGCCCGGTTCTTGCCAGCTACTGCCTGTTGCGTAATCATTCCATGTGGCTTGTGTTTCCACCCATGCGCGCTTAGATCGAAAAATCTCGATTGTGTTGGGATACGCACTGATGCTCGTTTGATACAAGGTCAATATCGAACTGACCAGGATGGCGTCATCGGGTAATGAAGATAAATCAAATTTCAACAAAAACCGACATAAATTCGCTGAAGACAGGCGCCCAGCCCTTACCGATGATAAGGTTCCGTAATTGGTGTTGGGGCTGGTATCAACGATGTACGTATCCGCCCCCGCCGCCGCGTCCGGTTGCAGGGTAATCGTAGGGTCAATGTGCACCGGATATGTCGCCGCCGCCAGCCATGCGCGCGGGATTCTAACGGTGATGTAGTGCGTCCCGTCCTGATTCCTGACCTCGTACTGGCCGATGACCTCCGCCCCCGCCGCATCCCACGCCCTCGGCACGTCCAGATACCACAGCACCGCGCCGGTGGTGAGGCTGCGAAACTCGATCCGGTTGGAGGTGCGGACGCGCAGGTTGTTGGCGCGTGTCCATTTGACCCCGTCCAGGTACAACTCGACGCCGGCTGAGTTTTTGATAATAAATTCGAGTTCCAGCCACAGCTCACCCGTCCCGAGCCACGCCGCCGGCGCGGGCAGGTTGGCCAGGGAGTCGACCGTCAGTAGCTTTTGCAGCCGGGTCGTTTGCGTCTGCCAGGAGAAATGTCGCCCCGCCCCGAAGCCGTCCACCCAGCGCAGGATATCGTCGTCGACCACCGCCTCCACCGCGCCGGGTTGGGCGATCTGCTGGCGGGAGTTGTCTCTATTGACCCAGTTCAGGCCAAGCGGCTGGAACGTCACAGACTGGCCCGAGCCGGGGTCAACATACTGGATAGTATCGCCGGCATTGAGCACGCTGCGCGCATACGCCTGGTAATCAGCCAGGGTCATCTCGTACTGCCATGCGCCCGTCGTAGGTTGCCAGGCCGTGTCGATCTCGATGTCCGTGCCGGCGATGTGCAGCGGGTCGATGGTCACGTCCAGTCTCTTGCGCGCCGGGTCAGACGGGTGCTGGTGGATCAGCGAGGCGCGTCCCCGCCCGACCACGGTTGCCCCCGGCCACTGCCGTTGTACTCGCTCGCGGATGTCTCGTGCCGGATGTGCCATCTTATGCCCTCACGTCCGGAAGATATAGCCTGCGCACCGGCTTCTTGGGCGGATCGTGCAGCTCGGGGTGCGCCTCCCAAAGACGTCGCACCATCTCATCCAGCGTAAGCACAGGCGGAGGGGGCACCGGCCGCGGCTGCGGCACCGGCTGCGGCACCGGCCGCGGCTCCGGTTGCGGCTCCGGCTGCGGTTCGGGCGCGGGCTTGACCACGCCTGCCCAGGCGCGCAACTCGTCCAAGCTACCCTGCCAGTAGTCGCCGTCCAGTTGCTTCGAGGCGGTGCCGAACCGCGGGCCGTCCATGCGGTCAGTAAACTGCCAGAAGCGCCAGTCCCCGAATTCGCTCGGCACGCTCGGGGCCGTCACCCCGTAGTGAGCGATCCACAGCGGGCAATCGGTCAGCCACTGCGGCAGCGGACGCAGATAATGCCACGTCGCCGGATTGGAGTAGACTAGCGGTGCCCGTCCGCGCCAGTCAGCCAGTCCCTTGATGACCGGCTCCAGCGCGGCGATCATGTTGCGTTGGCTCGGCATTGGCACGCCGGAGATAGGCTCAATATCCACCGCCGGCGGCAGTTCGCCGGGGTCGTCCGTGAGCGCCGCCCGGAACGTGTCCAGGTTGACGGCGGGCGAATATCGGTAGTCGTAGAACATATATCCGCCGCGCAGCAGACCGGCGTCCCGAGCACCCCGCCAGTTGACCGGAAACCTCGCGTCCCGCCAGTTGCCCTGAGACACCTTGACAAACACAAACTGCGCCCCGGCGGGTTTCATACGTGACCAGTCGATCTCACCCTGCCAGTGGCTAACGTCACATCCGAGTACCGTGTCCATAATGCCCCTCCTAGTCGGTCATATAGAAAAACTGACCCATAACCGATTTTTGTCCGCTGGTGGCCCAGCCGCCCCAGCCGTAGGTGGTCCAGACTCCCACGGTGTTGGAACCCTGGTTCATCGACAGCAGACAACTGGTGATCCAGCTGGCCGAGCCATTTTGTCCGGCGATCGAATGGCGGCTATGGTATCCAGCGGTATGCGCCCAGGGCAGTTCGAACGTCAGGTTGCTGGAATTGGACGTTCCCGTCAAGTGCACGTCCACAAAGACCATCTTGTCCACCCGCTTGACCCAGATCTGCGAGCTGGTCAGGGACGCGAAGCCCGTTATGTTCACCCGGTCAGCCACGTTCTGGTAGCGCCACGGGTCGATAAAATCAGGCGGGTCTCCGTAACAATACTCAGCCGACGTAACCGTGCCGGTCAACGTATAGGCCAGCGCGCTGTCGAGCGTGATTACCGTTTTATTCGTGCCATACGTCGCCGTGCGGACCCGGAAATACCTGGTCGTTCCCCCGGCGACAATCCTCAGCTTAGTCCCCGGCACAGTCCGGTCAGTCAAATCCATATTGGCCACGCTCAGGGCGCCCGATGTGCCGCTGACCGAGCCGGGGATGGATTGCCACAAATGGGGGTTGAAGTCGCCGCCCACCGGCAGGCCGTCGCTCCATTTGAACAGGGAATCGGTCACGTTGCCTCCTAGATCACGCGCATAATATAGATCAATGTCTTATACGGCGGCATAGAAGACGCCGAGCCGGTGTTGCCAATGGCGTGCGAGTGCTCGCCGCCGCTCTGCACAGACGCGCTATAGCTATGTGTGTGCGATTGAGCCGCGGGGCCTTCGGGACCAGCGTAAACGTTGCTGGTGGACGAGACGCCCGTGGTGCCGCTAATGCCGGCGTGGGTGTGTGCGCCGCCAGAACCGGTTGAGCCGTTGCCGTGCACGTGCGTAGCGGAGCCGCCAGTCGTCAATAGGTCGCTGTCGCTCGACGCACCCCGGGGAAACCGCCCGATTAGGTTGGGGGTGCCGTTCGTTCCGTCGCACACTTGCCAGCCCTCAGGGATCGTGGCCTCCGCCCACAGTATAATGCTTCCGACTGGCAGATTCATCACTGTACCCTCATGATATAGTAGAGCTTGATGTACGGCGGCACCGCCTCGGCGGCGTTGGTACTGCCGCCGACGGAGTGGCTGTGGCTGCCGCCGCTGCCCGAGGTCCCGCTTCCGCCGCTGTGCCCGTGCCCCCAGCTCGCTACGTTTACGCCGCTGCCAGGGGCAGAACGCGCCTGCTGGTTTTGTCCGGTGACGCCTATCGCCACCGTCACGGTGTGGGTGTGTGCGCCGGCGGTGTTGGTGCTGGCGGGCCGGGTATGGCTATGGCTGCCTCCGCCCGAGGTCCCGACGTCGCCGTCAGAGTCCGCGCCGTAAACAAAATAGCCGCGAAGATCTGGGGTGCCGTTCGTTCCGTCGCACACTTGCCAGCCTTTGGGGATGGAGGCGGCGCTGTTTTTCCACAAGATGATCGATCCTACTGGCAGCGTCATTGCACCCTCCGGATATAGTAGAGCCGTCTGTACTTGGGCAAGCTCGATCCCGCGCCGGACGCGGCGAGCGTATGCCCATGCGCTCCCGCAGAGCTGGTCGAACCACTGCCGGCGTGTACGTGGCTTTGAGACGAAGCCGTGTTTTCGTCGGGATAACCGACGCCCACACCGCCGGGTTGACCGGACACGCTCACGCTCACTCCATGCGTGTGATTTGGGGCGTCGGCGATATTCGGGAACTCGTGCGTGTGCGTGAGCGCGCCCCGAGACGTCAGGTCGGCGGCCGACCCGCCCAAGATGAAATGGTTTTTGGCCTCGGCGTAAATCTCAAAGCCCGGCGGAACCGTCCCCGCCAGCCCATACCAGAGCAGGATGCCGCCGACGGGAACGTCGAAGCCAGAGGGGTTTTGGATAACAATCACTTTCATAGCTGGAACACCAAACTCACGTCCAGGCCCTTCGTGCCGGTGCCGGCCTCGTCGACGTCGATTCGGATCAGGTCGCGGGTGGCGACGTAGGCATAGGCAGTGTTGATGACAGGCTGGACGGAAGTGTCTGTAGACGAATACTCGCCGACGTCGATAGTAATGCGGGTCGAGAGCATGTCGTTGTAGGTGGGCGCAGCTTTTGGCGACGCCCGCCGCCCCCGTGCCACCTGCAGGACGGGCTTGCCGGAGCTGGAGGCGGTGTAGCAGTAGGCGTGGGCGGAGATTAACTTCGCGCCGCTTAGTTCGGGCGGGATCGTGAAATAGATTTTTCCGTCACCTGTCGACCAAGCCTCGTCCGCAGCCAAAACCTTCAGCACCACCAGCGTGTCTTCGCGGGCCGTCTCCACCGCCTGGGTGACCTGGTAGATGCCCTCCTCGATCTTGTTGAGGTTATCTGCGTCTACGGGGGTGCCCGGCGTGATGACCGGCGTCCGTAGCACGATTTGCACGTTTTCATGAATCGGCGTCCCGGTGTTATCCTTGATGTCAAATCGTTCGGCGCCGTCCAAAATCTCGTTTACCCAGGTTGTTTTTTCGTATGGCATTTTCTACTCCTGTGCCGCTACTGGCGTGCCGATGATAGTGGTTTTTCCGACATACCCGCCGGCCAAGTCCGTGACCATTTTTTCAATCATACCGCTAATTTTGCGGCCGTACAGTGTTTCGACCAATACCTCTGACCCGATAAAGGCGCGGGGGCGGATCAGTTTAACCTCTTGCTGGTGCCGCTTCTGGTAATAATCGAACACCCGCTGTGCGATGGCCGGGCCGTTGCTGGAGTTGACCAGGCTCGCTTCGCTAATGGTTAGAATGTTTTTCTTCACGCCCTCGTCGACCGGCGCATATATGCCGATTTTGGTGATCGAATCGTTGTACACCAAACCTTCTACAAGGATTGTGTCTTCGCTGGCGACGTCGAGGATGGCGTAATTGGCCCCGCTTTCGGCGATCGTGGCGTCGCCGGTCACGCTGAGGGTGTGCATGGGTTGGCTGAACTGGATCTCGTGGGTGCCGGCGCTCAGAATCCCCTCGAACAGCTTGCGCTTGGCCGTGCCGACGGTAATGTCGTGCATTGACAACTCGACGCCGGTCACATAAGGGCGCAAGCTGATTTTTTGATCGACGCTCTGATCGCTGTGGGTAATGTCATACACCGGCTCGACGCCGCCCCATTGCGAGACGCGGAAGCGCTTTTTCCACAACCGCGACTGCCCCGCCCGTGGCACCCCGCAGACGATACCGCGGGTCACGGCCCCGACGGCGTCGATACGCCCAAATTTGATGACCCCGTTCTGGCGGGCGCAGAGGATGTAGGCGCCGGCGGCAAAGGCGATCTGTTGCAGGGCCTCTCTGTAACTGCAAATCGGTATCCAGCCCGTGAGCGGGACAGTCTCAAGATCAGGGTCGATCTCGTAGTCCACGTTCAGCCCCGCGAACATTTGCGCCAGCAGCGCCCCCATAGTAATCGGCTCGAGCCAGATCCCGCCCCGATAGGTCAGGGTATCCAGCAAGCCCAGCTCGTCTACGCAGGAGAGCTTAATCAGGTTATCGGTCAGGTTTTCCCAGGTGTCCAGGTAATAGCGGCCGACGAAGGTTTCGACGCCGTCAATCACGGCGATAACCGTCAGCGGCTGGCGGTGCTGCAGCAATGTGAAGTCGCCGGAGGGGTCAATGATCGAAAACCGGGCGTCTTCCGAGAATAACTCCACCTCCAAATAGCTGACCGGAACGGTCAGGCTGAGCGGATGGAATTCCTCGGTTAGCGCCGCCGAGCGGATCATATCCCGCTCGAACACAGTGGACGCAAATACGATCTTTACGTGGGTGCTCATTTACGCGCCGGCTCCCTGGCGATGAAGTTCACCGTCAAATTTTTCCAAAACCGGGTCTCGCCCTTAATGCGGACAAGCTCATCGCCCACGTTGGAAAAGTAGGCCTCAAACTGCAGGGACCCGTCCTCGTCCGGAACGATCACAGTGTGAAACTCGACCGGTTCAGTCAGCTTTTTCCACAGGGCGGCATAATCGGCCATCGGCGCCTGCCCGAACTGCAGCTGGTAGTTGAAGTAAACGCCGATCAACTCGCGGTGCAATTTTCCGTCGACGGTGCGCTCGGCCATTTTGTCGAGGAACTCGGCCCGCCGTTTGATCGACACCACCGGGACGTTGTAGACTTGCCCGTCAATGACTACATAATCGATCGTCATGCCACACCTCGGATCAAGCTCTTGCCCACGCGCCGGTTTTCGCGGTCGATGTAGGGTTTGAGCTCCTGGACAAGCGCCCCCAGGCTGCCTGCGAAGTTAATCGTAATCTCGCGGTCGGCTTGGTGTTGGCTCAGCTCCTCGCGCACGATCTGACGCAGCAGGCCTTCCGGTGCCTCGATGTTGCGCCCGGAGCGCTGATCGCCCAGCACCGCCAGGAATTCGCTGTTGGGAGGAATGACTGCGCCGGTGGCCAGGCGCGGGATCTGAGGCACCGAAACCAGCGGGATATTGACCCCCAGCGACAGCCCCTCAAAAAACGGCGGCACGGCGGGCAGGTTGATTTGGATTTTGTTCAGCGCCCTGATCACGCCATTGATGCCATTGGCCACTGCCTGCAGCATGGAGTTGAGAAAGTCAATGATATTGTTGATACGGTCCCGGACGAAGTTCTTGATGGAATTGAAGACGAGTTTCCATTTATCCTCGATCCAATCCAGCGCGGTTTGGAAGCCGTCTTTGACGGGGTCAAGGACTTTGTCCTGGAACCATGACTTGGCTTTCGCCCAAATGTCTTTGATCTTCTCCCAGGCGTTTGCGGCCCATTCCCGGATATTTTCCCAGGCCGTCGAGAACCAGTTCGCGACGGGTTCGGTGACGTTGGTCCGGAACCACTCGCTGGCCTGGCCCCACTTTTCGACAATCCAGTCCCAGACCTTACCTGCGGCCTCTTTGACCTCATCCCAGTTTTTGATCAGGAGGATAATTATCGCGATGACGGCGCCAATCGCCAGTGCGACAAGGAAAATCGGGCTCGTCAAGAACGCCATAGCCGCACCGAAACCGGCCGTAACGGTCGTAGCGACCGCGCCGATAACATTCCAGACGGTGACGGCGGCATTGACGGCCCAAAATGCAAGGGCAAACGAGCCGAGGATAATAACGAGGCCCTCCACAATCGGCTGATTTTCGTTAATCCAGCCGCTCAGATCTTCCAGCCGCTCCGTCAACCATTCCAGGGCGTCCAGAAGCGCCTCGCCGGCCCACTCTCCAATTGGCTGGAGGAATTCTTCCCATAGCCATCTCCCGAGAGGTTCTAAGGCTTCCAGAACGCTATTGAGCAAATCGAGCGCGGCGGAAAGCAAGTCCAGTGCCTCCGGAGACAGCTCCTGACTGACCCATTCCCCGACCGGCACCAGAATATTATTGTATGCCCATTCGAGTCCGTCCCAGATCGTGCCTCCCAGCTCGCTCACGGACTCTTTCAGGCGCTCGAACGGCTCCTGGAGGGGCCCGGTCAATTCGGCAAATGCTGCCTTGATCCGATTGACAATGGCGACGATCTCAGGTTCAGGCGGCAGCGGGCCCTCACCAGTGCTGATACCGGCACCCGCCTCGCCTACCGCCGGCACGCCTGGAGCGCCCGCCCCGTCTCCGCGGCCGGCGTCTTGCTGCAAGACGTTCAGCTCGTCGAACGCGGCCAATGCGCCTTTGGCGGCCTTACCGGCTTTGGCGGTGTTTTCCGCTAACTCTTCCTGCGCGTCTGCGGCGGCCTGCGTTCCGGCGGCTACTGCGTCCATCCCGGTAGCGCTGGCGCTAATATCCACATTGAACAGCAGGCTCATCACCTGCGCCAGCTTATTGAATAGAATCACTAGCCAGTCAACCACCGGCTTGATGGCGTCGATGACCCTCGACAACATTGGGATCAGGGTATTGCCGA